CTTGTTTTAAAAGCTCCACGAAACGATTTGTCGCCGACCTCGTATTCGCCGAGCACTCGCTGTACTACCAAATTTGCATTAAGCCTTTGGTACTCCGCATTCCTGATATTCGCTCTACTGACCCCTAGTTTTACCAGTAGATTTCGTCTTAGATTCCGTAGAACTCCCCCCGCGACGCATTCTTCTCGCCCTCAGATAGTCAACCTCGAATAATCGATTGACCTCATAGAAGCTGGAACCAATTCGTCCCCTCGCCGATTCATGGATCGCTCTGAAGTATACTTTGCTTCGCCTCCTGGCCATCCTGTCTCAACCGATCCTGATCCTTCTCTGTATGATTACGCAGAGACGACCTATGTCCCTGTCGAACCGATTCAATCGTCTTCGTTCCCTTCGCGATCTCGAAGTGGACGATCTGCGACGCTACCGACAATATCGCTACATGCTGACTCCTGCTCACCTTCTTCCTCGACCGAGTCCCTTCCATGTCTTTGTCTACAATGTGCTCCACCTCCCGAATTTGTTCCTTGCCATTCTGCTTACCCTCCTCAAGATCATCTACTACCTGTTCATGACTCTTCTTCAAGTATGCAGATTGACCAACCTGTTGAATCCCTTTGCTCCAGTGAACCTTTTCATTCGTGCCTGGAGAATGGCTGTTTCCCGCCCGGATTTGACCATACCGGAGATTGCTGCCCGATTACGCTCTCCGGCTACTCGGACCCCGAACGTTGCTTTGGATTTACGCCTCCACCAAGTCCTGGCCTACCGCCCGCCCATCACAAGATGTCATACCACGATGGACGGAGCGGCCGCCTAAGACATGGCCGTCTCAACTTGACCGAGACTGTTTTCGATTCTGGCCTTACAGCCCCTATTGATCACAAGTCTGCCAACCGTCTCAAGTCTCATGAAGGCGTTCCTCGCCTCCCTCACCACAAGGCTACTGCTCTCAAACGCCACCCAACGCGAACTTTCATCAAGCACCTTCTCTCTTTGAAGGTTACTGGTGAAAACTGCCCCGTCTTTGACCGTGCTTCCATCGTTGATTCTTTCATCCCCGTGTTTATGAAATTCGTGCCTTCTCTTCAGGAGAAGACCGCTTTCTCACTCGCTCACATGTGTATGGATGCACCCACCAAAGACACCGTTGATCGTGCTGTTCTCAAGTTCCGCCTACCAGTCCCCGTGATGAGCCTTCGTTCCTTCCGTGCTCGCCTCGACCGTGTTCTCTCTCCCCTCATTCCTTCGGCCATTGATTATCAATCAATCACTGACCGTTGTTGGAACACCCTTCGAAACCTCCCTGAGTACGGTAAAGCAGTTTCGACTTTCCACAAGGCTGCCCATCTCATTCGCCACTTCGCTGCACTTGCTGCAGATGTCTCACCACAACAGTTTGTTTCAGATTTCAAAGCACTCTGGCAATCTCAACTGGCTGAAGACCTTCTCATCAAGTTCAACCCTCGCCTTGGTCGAAACTCTCGAAAGAACCGCGTTCCAACGCTCGCCTACCGTGCCCCTCAATCTGTGATCGATACAGATGAGGAACTCGCCACTGCTTATCAGTTCTTTGATAACATTGGTAAACGCCCCGCCAATCTTGACCCTCCCAGTGCTAAACGCGCCC